TTGATAGGTAACTATGCCCTTTCCTACTTATGCTGTGTCCACCGAACTGGATGCTGTAAATCAAATACTTAGCTCAGTGGGACAGGCTCCTGTCACCACACTAGATCTACAGAACCCTGAAGTATCTATTGTACTCAACACCCTCCGGGAAATCAATAAGCAAGTTCAAGCTGAAGGTTGGATCTTCAACACGGAACGTGATTATGAAATGACTCCTGACGAAACTACAGAAGAGATTTCCTATCCTTCTAATATGCTTCAAATTGACACTAACCGTGTTAAACATAAAAACAAGTATGACGTTGTAAAGCGTGGTACTAAACTTTATGATCGTTTGAATCATACCTTTAAATTTACTGCAGCAGTTAGAGCAGATGTCGTCTGGTATTTTGATTTTACCGACGTGCCTGCTGCTGTCCAAGCTTATATTACTGCTAGAGCAGCTCGCATGTGTGCTACCAAAATGGTTGGTGACCGTGAACTAAACATGCTTCTCCAGGAACAAGAGCTTCTAACCAGAGCTGCTGCTCTTGAATACGATTGTAACCAAGGCGACTACTCGATGTTCGGGTTCCGTGACGGTGAGAATTATTACAATAGCTATCAACCTTTCCAAGCATTGATGCGATGAGTACTGTAACCCAAAGGATTCCAAATTTTTTAAGTGGCATTTCACAACAACCCGATAATCTTAAGTTTCCTGGACAACTAAAAGATTGTGTTAATGCTTTTCCAGATTATGCCCTGGGTCTCCTGAAACGTCCCGGTGGTAAATTTGTATCTGATTTATATGGCGCTACTGCCGAAGGTAAGTGGTTTTCAATCCTGAGGGATCCCGTCGAAAAGTACGTCGCTCAATACGATGATAATACTTTCCGTGTTTGGAACCTTTTAGATGGTTCTCCACGTGCTGTAGATATGGGTAGTGATACAGGTGTTCCAGGTACCTGTAATCTTACCAACCTTAAAGCTGACCTTGCTACTTATAATACTGCTGTTGAAACTACGGCTACTCGTTTGACTGAGCTTAATGCTGCACAAGCTGAGTATGCAGAAGTGCTTGCCGGTCAAGATGCAACACAGGCAGCTTTGTTTGCTGTTGAGTATGATTATGATGATCCGGGAACGATTCAACAGACTCTTAGATCTGGTATCTTAAAAGACTCTGATGGCACTTACATTGTTAAGAACAACAACACTGTTGTAAGTTCTACCACTACCCTTCCTTCTGGGTATGCATTGGGTACTGAGTTTACTGACGTGTACCCGCTGATTGCTGCTGAAGGTTACCGTGTCTACCAAGCTATTCAAACAGTAGCTGCTACCCACGACGCTACAGATCTTAGTAACGCTGAGACCGCGATGAACACGGCTCAGACTAACTACGACAACGCTGTAACTGCTGAAGCTACTGCTCTTTCTGATTACCAAGACGAGCTGGACAACTGTGAGATTACTGCAATTCCTAGCGATGGTTATCTCAATGGTGCTACTGCTAGTGACATTGAGGTTCTCACCCTGAATGACTACACCTTTGTGCTTAACAAGGCAAAGACTGTAGCCATGACTGCCAATACCACAACTGCTAAACCTAACGAAGCTTTTGTCGTCCTTAAGGTTGTAGGTACTGGCCATTACAAGATCTATCTTGATGGTACTGAACGTGCTACTTACAATGCTGGTACTGGTGGAGATGTCGATGCTATTATTAACGACCTTAAAGGCGATATTGACGGCAACACGTTTGGTGGTACAACGTACTCCGCTACTGTTGTTGGTGCTGGTATGTATATCAGTGCTGATAATCCGTTTACTATCTCAGTTGTAGGTGGTCCATCAGAAGATGCTTTGTTTGTCTTTACCGAATCAACTGCTACAGTAGCTGATCTGCCGATTCAATGTCGAAACGGATATAAAGTCCGTATCGTTAATAGCATTGACGTAGATGTTGATGATATGTATGTAGAGTTCCAAGCTGATAACGGAGCTACTTATGGTCCGGGTGTTTGGGAAGAATCCAATGCTCCTGGGATTACGTATGAATTTGATCCTTTGACTATGCCGCACCAATTGGTGAGGAATGCAGACGGATCATTTAGTTTTTCAGCTGTAACTTGGGAAGACCGTATTATCGGTGATTTGACTACCAACCCTAATCCTAGTTTTGTCGGTAGTAAGATTAACAACATATTCTTCTATCGTAACCGCCTAGGCTTCTTGTCTAACGAATCCGTTATTCTTAGTAAGGCTGGTGATTATTTCAACTTCTTTGCTACTACGGCTCTGACAGTTACTGACGATGATCCGATTGATGTCAGTGCTACCTCTATTAAACCTGTCAATCTTCGCTACGTTCAACCGTCAAACACCGGTTTGATTCTGTTTAGCGACACTGAACAGTTCTTAATTGCAGGTAATGAAGACATTCTTTCGCCTGAGACAGTTAAGATTACAGGACTTGCAAGTTATGATTGTGATCCTAATGTAGAGGCTGTGTCACTTGGTACGACCACTGCTTTTATTTCAAAGACTCCTCTTTATACTAGGCTGTATGAATTGTATGGTGTTAGTACAACTCAACCACCATTCATGTATGAACAAACTAAAATTGTTCCTGAGTTGATTCCTGAAACGATTGATTCGATGATTTCATCGCCAGACCTATCAATCATTTCTTTGGGTACAGTTGATAGTGGTACTATTTTCCAGTACCGGTTCTACCAACAAGGCGATCAGCGTTCAGTTAGTACTTGGTATAAGTGGACTATTACTGGCACACTGCTAGACCAGTTCTTTGACGGTAATGCATATTACGCTACTGTTGCTAACGGTACTGATGTTTATGTCCAATCCTATGACCTTACCCAAGCAAGTGAGGAAGGATTCTTAACACTACCTACTGGAGAAAAGACTGATGTTTGTCTCGATCTTTGGAACGTTAACCCTTATCGAGAGTACGACCCTGATGATGACGATTCAGACATCACTCGGATCCGTTTACCGTACGATGAAGTCTCTAGCGGTACGCTCGCTGTAGTGGTCCTAGGAGGCTACATAGGCGACGATATTGCTGTTTCTAGTGCATCGGTAGGCTCAGTGCTTTACCCCACCGTAGAGAGCGATGTAGACGGCAATTACGTCGATGTAAGTGGTGACTACCGTGGTAAGAATCTGATTATCGGTTACATCTACAACATGGAAGTTAATCTTCCTAAGTTCTTCCTTACTCAATCGAGTGGTAATACCTCACAATCTGACTTTACCTCTGACCTTATTATTCATCGTATCAAGGTGTCTACCGGTCTTAGCGGTCCTGTCAAGTATCAAATCAGTATTACTGGTCGTCCTGCATGGAACAACACGGTTGAGGCGGTTTACCCTAATGAATACCAATTGAACAATGTGAACTTGTCTGCTGAAGCAATTCACAATGTACCACTGTATCAACGTAATGAAAACCTTTCGGTTAAGATTATTGGAGACACCCCTATGCCGGTCTCTCTACTGAGCCTTAACTGGGAAGGACGGTATAACACAGGTTTCTATAAACGATCCTAATGACTACATCCACCCGTGGTTTTACCTTCAAACCAGCTACTATTGATGATGTACCAACTCTGGTAAATCAGATGTTGGCACGAGGGTTAAGTGATTTTGAAAGGGTAGGACAACATCCTGTCCTTTCACTGGCATTGTATATCCATGAAGATGACTCCTATTTGATCTACGGACCTGATGGGAGTCTATACGGCGCTTATGGCGTTAGTAACGATAACGGCTTCTGGGTACAGATGACCGACAAAGTAAAAGAGAATCCTAGAACTACGGTTCGTTTAGGAAAAGCTCTTATGAAAGTCATTGATAAGCCATTCTTATGGTCTACCATTGACATTCAAAACACACCTCTTATTAACTTATCAAGGTATCTTGGTTTTAAGGTCATAGGGATTTACCCGGATGGACCTGACAATTTTTACTCTATAGAGATCGTAAGATTATGGCAATCGGAGCAATCTTAGGCGGTGCTCAATTTGCACTAGGAGCTTCTAAAGCACTCTTTGCTGGACCTGATCCTGCTATTGCACAACAGGCTTTCCAGCAGAGCTTCCAAAATTCGATGATTCAGTACAATAACCAAAAGACTGAGGAGAATTACGTAGCTGCTTTAGCTGCTGCACGTGAGCAAATGGGTTACAATGCCGCTGCTGCCTCACGTGCCTGGTCAGCTGAACAGGTTCGTTTGAATGAAATTTATCAAAAAGCTGCTTTCCAACACGAAGGTATGGTAAAACAGCTTGTCGAAGCACAAGGTTACAACAATGCCCGAGAAGTCTCTGGTGTCAGTGCTCGCCGTGCTAACCTAGTTTCCACTTTGGGAGCTTTTGGTCGGACTCGTGCACAACTGGCTGAGACGTTGGCAAGTGCTAGGGAACAATCTGAACGTAACATGGAAACGCTGCAGTATGATCTAGAATCACAACAGCGTGCAACTTGGGGTAAGGTTTCTACACCGCCTCAACTACAAGCTCAACTGCCTTCCTTTACTCCTCCTGCTGCTAGCGGTCTTGCTACGGCACTTAAGATTGGTGGTGCTGCTCTGCAAGGGCTTACTACTGCTTATCAATTTACCGCTCCTGGTTCTAAGTTCCTTGGCATGGAGAAACCTATTCCTAAAGTCCAGAGTGTCTAATTATGGCTGAACTACGTAAATTTCAAGCACAAATAGGGTTTGAAGGTCAAGCTCAGTCTGGTAGGTTTGATCCAGTGCAAACTGGTTTCGATCCATCTCAAAGGCAGCGTAACCAACAGATCCAACAAGACAACATGCAACAGGTGTTGAACGCACGCCTGAATGCATTTAAAATTGAAGACAGGGTTAAAAGCTCTAATCTTGATGCTCTTGCAAAGTTTTCTGATACTTTGTGGGAAGCACTTGAAACTGGCGGTAAAGCGGCAGTTCAAGCCGAACGTAACCGTGGTGCGCGGATTGCTGCAGAGCAAGTTCAAGAAGAAGAAAAGGCATTCAACAGCAAAGTCTATGCTGATGTAGTTCGTCCTGGTCAGCTTAAAGCTGATGAAGCTGCTAAGGCAGCTAATAAAGCTGGTGCACCTCCGCTTGTTGTTGATCAGATTTCTGCTTTAGGTGGTTGGGCACGATATGAAGCTGAGCTTAATAAGCTATCACTTCTTAAGGATAAGGTCGGTGCTTTTCTGAGTAATGCGTTGGTCCAAGCCCCTCCGGCTGATGAAATGGATCTTCGCGCTAAGGTTGAACAAAACTTAGAGCTGTTTGACACTGTACACAACCTGGGTAATTTTAACCCAGTGTTAGTTAATGAAGTGTTTTTGCCTTCGGTTGAACAAGCTAAAACAAAAGTTCTAACCAACTATGATCTTCAGTTTGCTGCACAACGTGGAGATGAAAAAGCCGCTGCTTTAGAACGTTCGCTGATTAACAACCCGTATAGCGGCGATGATGCTGTTAAATTTCAACCTGATGTTCCGTTTGTAATCAATGGATTGTTAAGCACACTTAACAGTAAAACAGGTAATCTTTATACTTTACAAGAAGCTCAAGCTAAAGTACAAGCTGCTTTGGTTAACGGACGAATTGCAGGTTTTATTCCTAAAGAATTCTTTACTTTAGATCCTAAACAGGGTGGTCTAGCCGCACTAAAGGATAATGTTACTAATCAACCTTTGGGTGTTGCTAGAAAACTGTTTGTATCACAAATAGTTAAAGCAGTTAGAGCAGCAGAAATTAACGAATTCCAACAGCAACAAGGTTTGCGTAATGCTGAGGCAGCTACTTTTACTCAATCAACTATTGAGATTTGGGAAGAACGAGCTGCGGCAGGTCAAGCACCAACTGCTGAAGAAGGTGCTAATACGATTAAAGAATTTAGGCGTCTATTTTCAGGTGCAAGTACAGCGGAGCTTGATAATTGGCTTACAAACTATGCATCAACTGTTGAACAGCAAGGTACTATTGAATTAAACATTCGGCGTGCACTTGCTAATAACACAGCAACAACAGATCTGCTAAAATTAGCTAACCCTAATACAAAGAAAAAATACGAAGCACTTATTTTAGAACAAGAGCAACTTAGAAGTAATCCGGTTGTTAAAACTGAACGAAATGGTTTGAAAGGATTGGTTGCAAATTCCGTTGTTGGACCTAGGGTTCAAATGGGAATGTTAAATTCTGAAGCTAATTCTGCAGTTGGTCTTTTGCAACAACTTTATGATCAAAGGGTAGCTGAGTTAATGCAAACCCCCGCGTATGAAGGTAAACCTGAACAAGCTGCTCGTCAAGCTGCTGCAGAACTAAAAACAACATTTAATCAGGGGTTAACTGATAAAAATTCTCCATTTTATTATGACGCTAAAACTAAAACAATGCCCGGAATTCAAGGCACTCCGGCAACAGTTTTGGCTAACAAACGAAATTCAGCTGCTCAATGGACTAACCTTCAAACCCACGTTAAAAATGTAGCTGACCCATTCAGTAAATCTAGTGCATTCCCTGATGTACAAGGTATGTATAATCAGTGGGCAAACACTCAAAGTCTACCGAATTGGTTCACTACTCTTGCTCGTAATGCTGGTGTTGATCCAGTTGTTGCAGCTAATAAACTGTTCACTGATGCATCTAAAACTAACTCTAACATTAAACCAATTTCAAACGTTAATGCATTTGTTCAACAACGGTCACAAATTGGACCAAGAGTTAAAGCACTATTAGATGCTGCACAAAGTGGTCAAGCGTCTCCAATTCAACTAAGAACTTTTGGCGGTCCAGAAACGTGGGAAACTCTTCCTCATTGGAATCTTATGACTCAAACCACTACCCCAGATACTGGTCCGGGTTATATGATTAGAGAGCTTGGCAACGATGCTGAAGGGCGTCCTTTGGTCCTTAACCCAAATGCTCTTAATGCTTTCTATCGGATGAGTAAAGATAGTAATGGTATTGTTAAAGCATCTGACATTGCAAGTGCACAACGTAGTCAAGCTAAGAACAAGTCACTTCCAGGCGCAGCTCCCGATAGCAAACATCTTAAAGGTTTATCTATTGATGCTCACGGTGAAACGCGTGCTTGGCTAATCAGAAACGGTGCTAAGTATGGATGGGTGCACACACCTTATACTGATAGTAAGGGTAGGCTTGTTGAATGGCACTTTAACTATGTTGGATCTTAATTACTATGGCTAATCCTCAAGAAGAAGAAAAACGGACAGTAGCAGATACTGTCATAAATCAGATGGATGATGCCTTAGTTCAAGCGGCTGCCGATGCACCGCCTACTGAAGCTTCACCGACATCTGAAACAACTGAACAAACTGCCCCTAAACCGGCTGCTAACACTGTTACCCATAACGGCAGGACTTACAATAAAGACCACGTTTACTACCGAAAAGATATATTTGGGAATAATCTCATGTATATCAAACCAGAATTTAATAATCTTTATAGAGGTTCTGGTTTTATTTATGGCAGTAATAAACCTGGAGCAACCCTTAGTGAAGACGTAGGTGGGTTTGCTACTGAGTTAGTGCAAAACCTCTCTGCACCAGGAATTGGTCTTTCTGATTTTATTGTAGATCTCAGCAACCAAGCTCCGGGCAAAAATAAAGTTCCCAAAGCTCCTGCACTAAAAACTAAGTATGCTGAAACAGTACGGGATCTTTCAAGCATCCTGCTTCCAATGTTTATGCTGCGTGGTGCTGGGATAAATGCAGGTAAAGCACTTGATGCTAGAGTTGCGGCACCTCTTGGTAAAAATCGTTTGTTCCAGATTTTTGCAGAAACAGGTATTGACATTGGCACAGGTGCTTTTGTTGATTCAGTTGTTAAGCAAAATGAAACAGATGATAACCTTGCTGGTACTTTAAAGAAGAATTTTCCGTCTTGGTTTAGCTGGGTCTCTAATGATTGGGCAACTCAAGACAGTGATTCTCCTGATGCTAAACGTGTTAAAAACATTAACGAAGGTGCTTTGTTTGGCTTGTTCTCTGGTTTGTTTGATACTGCTACAACCCTGCTAAGGGCACGTAAGCAAACAAGAGAAATTACTGGGTTTATCCCAGAGGACGATAAGGCGACTACGTATTTTGAAGAGATTCGTAAAGCAAAGGAAGCATCACCTCAACTAAGTGAAGATCCTGCTGAAAATGCTTTGCTGAAAGCTTTGAATAAGCAGGATGAGCAATTAACTGAAGCTGCTCAGTATATTGAAGCAAGAGGTGCTAATCCTGATGAGCCCATTCTAGGTAAGCACAACGTGTTTGCAATTGAAGAAACCAGCGTTAGAACTGCCGATGATAATGGTATTGTCGGTGCTATGGTTGACGCAGCACGTATTCAGAATAACCAAAACAGTGTTTACGGTCGTCTTGGTAGCATCTTGTCTGAAGGTGCTATTAAGTACATCCTAGATGGCGGTAGCCTGGCTAGGGGTGAAGTTATCCAGATGCTTGTTGAAAACATTAAAAATGCTGGTAAATTCAGTTATGAGCATGTCGGTGGTCGGGTTACCTACAAGCAGATTGATGAAGCTGGTACCCGCCTAGCAGAAGTTATGCTGGATCCTAGGATGGACACCGGTATGCTCAAAGCTACCTTAGATAACTTCCGTAATGAGTTAGATACGTTTAGGGGTAAGGTTGAGCCTATCAATGATCAGGCTTATAATGCTACCATGAAAGCCATTCGTGGTTACATGGATCAGTATATGAACATGGATGCCCTAAAGGCTCAGGCTTATCTTGCAACCTCTCTTGGTGGTCAAATTGCTGACATGGCTGAAGGTGCTCGGTATGTGGAAGAAATGCCTCTTGCTGTCATGCGTGCTCAAGAGCAGATCCTTGATCGTGTTGAGTACTTGATGGTTGAAAAAGGTCTTGCATCTTACCATGCAGGTGCAGGTTTGGCTAACATGCGTATGCGTGATCGTATGCGTCAGTTGATGGCTACTCCTGAAAAGGTAGAGGAAATTTTTGAACAAGCACGTCTTCGTACTGACGATGCTCTTAGTCAGATTGTGACTCGGGCTAATACTACTGTAGAAAGCCTACGGTTTATGTCCAGGGAGCGTCCTGAATACCTTCGTCCTTTGATAAATGCTTTTGAGCTTACTAATGGTAATATTGACTCTTTGCACAAACTTAATGTGTTTGTAGACAATAGCCTTGCTCAAATTGAAAAAGCATTCTTTGATGGGAAACCTGAAATCCCCAATGTGTTGGTTCAGGGTTTCTACGCTAACATCTATAACTCTATGCTGACTACGGTCAGCACCCCGTCTAAGGCACTCTGGAGTAACACTGCGTTGCTTCTTACTAAACCCCTTGAAGTACTTGGCGGTGCAGCTCTTGGCTTAGACCGTAAGACATTCCAACGCGGTTGGTATCAATATGCTGGTGGCATGATGGACTCCTTGCAAAAAGGTGCTCAGCATTTGTCGTTTGTGTTTGGTAAAGCTGCCAATGATCCTACGTCTGTAGGCTACATTATGCGTGACGATATTGCACGTAAAAATGAAGGCACTATGGATGTTCTAAATGACTTTGCAAGGGCAGCTGAAGCTGAGGGTAACCTTGGTCCTCGCATCATGTACAACCATGCAGAGATGCTGCAAGATCTGGAGATGAATCCTTTCTTGCGTTTCGGTACTAATGCCATGGCATCGTTGGACGGGTTTACCCGTGCAATTATTGCAAGCGGTGAATCTCGTGCTCGTGCATACGACCAATTCATTGATGGTGGTCTTGAACTTACTCCTAAGGCGCTGAAGTCAGTGTCGGACGATATTTACCGTTCAATGTTCGATTCTTCTGGTATGATTACGGACTCTGCTGTTGAGTTTGCAAGCCGTGAGATTGCCATGAACTTGGACACCCCTGCTATTCGGGCACTGGGTGACTTTATTGAACGTCATAAATATCTCAAACCTTTCTTCCTGTTTCCACGTACTTCGGCAAACATGGTTGCTATGTTTAACAAATATAGCCCTGTTTCTGTGTTTGCCAATGACGTAAATAAACTTGCTGCACCCATTCCTAATGAAATGTTTAGCAGGCAAGATATTGAAGAGGCTTTGATTTCTCGCGGATATGATGCAGCTGATCCTAATGCAGAGGTTATTTTTAACACTATCCGTGCAGAAGTAAAAGGCAGAAAAGCTATTGGTACTGCTGCTGTGAGCTTGGCTGTTGGTTTGTTCCTGAGTGACCGCCTTCACGGTGATGGTCATTTTGACAAGACCCGTGACCGTGTTAGAAAGGGTCTAGGTTGGAAACCACGTTCTATCAAGACTCCTGATGGTAAGTGGATTTCTTATGACAACCTTGGTCCTATCTCTGACTGGATTGCGGTTACAGCAAACATCATGGATTCCATTCAAAGCATTGAAGGTAATGCAGGCGAAGTGATGATGAACAAGATGGCCTTTATTCTTGGCGCTAGCCTTACTAATAAGTCTGTTTTGTCCGGTGCTGAGCCTATGTTTGATGTTTTGTCTGGCAATGGCGCTGCTATTAGCCGTTGGGCTTCATCGTTTACTAGTGCAGCAGCTCCTTTGTCTGGAGCACGTAACGAGCTGGGACGCATTATGTACCCTGCTTTGAAAGAGTTGGACCAAGAATTTACAGACTTGCTGCGTAATCGTAACAAGTTTGTTGATTTCTTTGACCCCGATGGTGCACTGGCTGATGCATATGATTGGATTGATGGCAAGAAAATTGGTGAACCCGAAAACATTTGGACTCGCCTGTGGAACGCTACTCAACCCATGAAAGTGCATGATGGCTTGTCACCAGTTCGTCAGTTCTTGGTTGACATTGAATATGACGCCCGTCCTACCTTCCAACGCAGTTCCCAAGGTGTTGAATATACTCCTAAAGAACGTTCTGAGCTGTTCTCTAGAATGGGTCAAGATGGCTACTTCAGAGAGCAAGTTGAGCAAATTATGCGGGAGTATAACAGTGATGAGTGGCGTGCAGAGATTGAACAAGTTAGGCGTATTGGAAAACCAATTGATGAAGAGAAATGGGATCGTCTTTATAACCGTATTGACATAGCTCTTTCTCAAGCTAAAAAACTTGCTGAAGCTAATGTTTCCTTTGCAGCTGAAGTCCGTACTCGCGGTATTGATGCTAAAACACAGCAGTTCTATGAAGAGCGTGGTGATTTAGACGCTATTCTTGATCTTGCTAACCCTTAATCCACCCATTCCCATAATTACCTAGCGTAATGGCAACTACTCAAAACACATATACGGGGAATGGTTCAACCACTTCCTATTCAATTACATTTGAATACTTGAATGAGGATGACATCAAGGTAAGCCTAGATGGCGTCGTTACAACTGCATACTCTCTGTCAAACGCTACAACCGTCCTGTTTGACACGGCTCCAGCCAGTGATGTGCTGATTCGTATCTATCGGGACACTGATGTGGATAGCCTGAAGACGACCTTCTTTGCGGGGTCGTCTATTCGGGCACAAGATCTTAATCGTAACTTTGAACAGAATAACTACGCTGTTCAAGAGATTAAAAACTACACTTGGGACAATGAAACCGATACTATCCATAGCGACGAAACGTGGGTCAGTTCTGATACTCAGATTGCTACCACTGCTGCTATGGATCAGCGGTTCCAAGATGAAGCGACTGAAACAATTGAAAGCGGTGAAACGTGGGTTAGTGATGATGATCACATCGCCACCACCGCTGCGATTGATGCCCGTTTCCAAGATGAGTTAAGTGAAACCATTACATCTTCGGAGACTTGGCCAAACAATGACGATACTATTGCCACGACTGCGGCGATTGATGACCGCATTGACCTTGCTATTACTAATGATATTGGTACCGATGGTACTGGTATCACCATA